AAACGACTAATTACAGTTAAAAATCAATCCTTCACAATATAAGTATATACTTATATAAATAAGAATACAGAATAATAAATTAATATTAACAGTAAATTAAAAGTATGAGCACAGAAAAAAAATCGCTTTTAGAAAAACTATTTGAGTTACAGCATTGTAATTTAGATATAACTAAAAGTAAAGAAGCTTATGGTTACAATTACGCTCCGCTAGACGTAATACATAAAGCATTATTGCCGGAACTAAAGAAGTTAAGGGTAGGCTTCTATCACAGAACAGACTATGACTCTGTAGCTAAACAAAACAATTTAACAACAGTTATTTATAATGTTGATGACACTAGTCAAAAATTAATATCAACAACAAATATTAATGACGAAGTTAAATTAGCTAAAATGAATACGTTTATGGTTATAGGTTCAGCAATGACTTATTTTAGACGTTATCATTTAGTAGCAATGTGCGGTTTACTAGCTGATAGTGATGATGAGTTAAGTAATGGTAAACCAACAACAAGTGTTCAAAACGCTAAACAAAAAGTAGCTGGCCCTGACTTTATTAAGATATTTAAAAACTTAATAGACAAGAAAAAGACATCTGACCAAATAAGCAAGATGTTAAACAACTATAAATCTCAGATGACACCTGAAGATTTCGAAGCTGTAAATTCAATGATAACTGAACATTTTAATAAATAAATTATGATTAGAACTAAAGATTATTTAAGTTGGTCACAATATGATTTGTTTAACAAAAGTAAACGAGGATATTGGAAGCGATATGGATTGCTTGAAGAAAATATACCTAACAGATATTTTGAAAAAGGTAAAGAGTTTGCTGATGCAATGCAGTTTGGACCAGATGGTTTATCTACTGACCCATTATTAGAACAAGTAGTTAAAGCTTGCCCAAGACTTGATATACAAGAAGACAAAGTTGAAGTTGTTGTTGAGAATGGTGAAAAAATATTATGTTATATAGATTCATCTGCTATTGAAAATGATATGTTCTTAGAATATAAAACAGGTAAAGAACCTTGGACACAAGAAAAAGTTGAAAAGCATAAACAATTAGATTTCTACGCTTTAGTATATTGGATTAGAAACGGAAGAAAAGATATTCCAAAATGTAAACTAATATGGATAGAGACATATGAAGAAGAATTAGATAGCGGACATACTGTATTAAGATATACTGGAAACATTGAAGAATTTGAACGCGGATTTATTGTTAGCGATTTAGTTGAAATGGAAAAGAATATAATCAAAACTATAGAAGCTATAGAAGAATTTGAGTATATTGAAATGGATGTTGAAGAAGATGTTATGGACAGATACATAGAACTACATAACACGGTTAAAGAGTGTCAAGAAGAAATGGACACTATAAAACTAGGCATAAAAGTTGAAATGGAAGCTGACGAAGTTGAGTATGCTTCATCAAGTAAAGGTAGATTTGGTTTTACTAAACGTAAAAAATGGAAATATTCTGAAGGTTTAGAAGAGGTTATAGCTGAAAATAAAAAAATGTTAAGTGAAGCAATGAAAGAAGAGGTTAAAAACGGATCAGCTACATATACTGAAACTAAATCATTAACTTTTAAAGCAATATAATAATGGTAAAATACAATCCAGAAACAAGAGAACAAATAATTAAATTAAAAGATGGTAGAACAATCTTTAAGACACACAATGGTTTTAGATGTTTTATGGAAAGTAAAAAAGGTTTAGTAATTCCTATCGAAGATGAATATTACAAAAAAGCAAAGAGTAATAAACAATAATTAACAGTAAATTTAAAATTATGGCAAGTAAATCTTATGAATTAAGAGTAAAAGTAGTTAAAATTGATGAAACGCAAGAATTTTCAAGCGGATTCAAAAAAAGAGAATTAGAGGCAGTATTGGAAGGCGAATATCCTGAAAATTTCAAGTTTGAATTTATCAAAGACAAAGTTGATTTGTTAGACGATATACTTGAAGATACATACGCTACTATATCTTTCAATATCAAAGGCAGAAAAGTGGAGAACGACAAAGATGGTAATCTTTTACAGAAACCAATGTTTTTCACAACTCTACAAGGCTGGAAGATAGAAGCTTAACAGCGATCTAATTTTAATTAAGATAACCTGCATTTAACGATGCGGGTTTTCTTGGTATAAAAACAAAATGTTAATTAAGTAAATAAAAATGGAAGACAAAACTAAATCTAAAATATTTAATAGACGTAGATATATATGCGTATGTAAAAAAGAAGATAAAGCTACAAATTGGAGTAATAGCTTTACTATAAACAAAATATACAGAGGTGTATATAGAGATTATTTCGGAGAAGAATTTGTTAGGCCATACTATTTATTAATAGAAGATAATAATGGTGATATAAAGCTAGTAGACTCAGACCAATTTAAATGGATTTCTAAATTATAAAACCACTACAACAAATGATAGGAAACACAATTATATATAAAGATTCAAATAATAATGAAATTATTGGACGTATATTAGATAAAATACTATGGTCAGATAATATTGAAATACAACCAGCTACAGCATACTTAGTGCAGAATAATATTAATACTAGCTTAACTATAGCGTACCCAAGTCAAATAAAGAAAGTATTATGAAAAACAATATAGATATAAAGTTCTCATATTATGTAGGTAATATATATAAATCTGAAGCCGTTGGTATTGTTGATTTAGAATATTTTATATATTCTATTAAAAATCCAAAAAAACATATTGTAGATATATTAAAACGAGTAGAACAAGCTTCTAAAGACGGTGATTTAAAATTAAAACGTAGTCTTAAACATAAACTATATGCTTTTACGCCTACTGTAATGATAGAAACTGGTTTTAGAAGAAATTATGAAAATATATTGTATTGGACAGGTTTAATGCAATTAGATTTTGATGGTTTAGAAAATAAAACAGAAGCTAAATTAATGAAAAAACATATATTTGAAAATAATAAACAAATAGTTTGCGCTTTTATATCTCCATCAGGCAGAGGTATAAAATGTTTAATGCGAACGATAATACCAAAAGGCAAAGAGCATTATAAAGCTTTACATAAAGGTATGGTTAATCATTTCGAACAATATAGTTATTTAGATTTAGCTACAAAAAATGCTGTTCTACCATTATTCTTAAGCTTTGATGAAGATATACTATATAGAGATTTTAGTGAGTGTGAAGAGTGGCATGAAGAAGATTGGACGAAGCCAGAATACGTACAATTAATAGAGACCAACCCAACTTCAATGAATGCTATTAAAAATAATGAAGATTACTATTATAATAAAGTAGTAAGAATAGCAGAAACAAATATAAGTAATATATTAGATAATGGTCATCCACAAGTTAGGTCAGTATCTCTTATATTAGGTTCAAGAGTTTCAGCTGGTTATATAAATAAAAGTGATGCAGAATCTTTAATTATACATTTAATAAGCAATAATAGTTATTTAAACAAAAACACAAAAGGCTATATAAATACTGCAATGTGGGCTATAAACCAAGGTTTAAAATCACCAAGATATTTTAAAAATTAAATAAATAAAAATGGAAAAAATTAGAGGTAAAAGTTTACAAGAATGGAAAGAGTATTGCAGTAGCGAAAATGTGCCTGTAAAAACAATGAAATACATATTTTGTTTAGAAGAACGAATAAAGCAATTAACTTTAACCGAAGTTAGCCACCGAAGGGAACTGTTAATTGACCTTTTAACTAAACTTGAGAAAGGTGGTGGTAATAGGTTTGTAAGTAAGGAATGGATTGTGGACAATTACTTACAGGGCAATTAATTGTGGCATAACGAATACGTATAACTTTAGTAAAGATTAAAACAAAATATATTATGGATTATGTAAAAAAAATATTAGGAGAACAAAAAACAATGTTAACAAACGAGCTTAGATGGGCTGAAAGTGAAAGTTTAGAATTTACAGAAACAAAGAAAAGACTTGAAGAAGTTGAGAATGCTTTATTAATTTTAAACAGCAGTTCTCTAAAGTTAAATGATAAAAACACACCGACTTTCGAGTTTTGGAAGAAACAAAATGTAAAAGATGTAAGGGGTTTAGGATATATGTTTATGGGTGAGATATATAGTTTTGAACAATTATCAAAAAAATACGATGAGTTATACCATTACATTTAATTTTTTAGAACTTTATAGAGTATGATTAGCAAAAAAAAGAGCGGTGGCAAATTGCGTAGCAAAATAACAATAAAAATTAATAATTAAATATTTTTAAAAATGAACTTAAAAGACGTACTAAAAAAGAAAGCAGAATATCCAGTAAGATTGATTGCAACAAAAGAACTTGATAACGTTTCTATAAATGATGAATTAGGTATTGAAGTAGTTGACTTCTCTATTGGTAATTTAAGATGTGCCAATAAAACTAATAATATGATTGTAGAAATATACTATGATAAAGAAACTTGGGAACTAAATGGTGAATGGGTTTTTAAAAATATTTAATTACACGTCGTTGTAACACGTGTAGATGGCTAAAAAATAATTGTTGGTAACGTTAAAATATAAGAATAGTAGCGTGTAAAAATGCAACATCCAAAATGGTCGAATTTGACCACTTTAAAAAGAAATAAAGTAATAGTTAAACACTGCCTAGCTATTATTTTTATATAGTGTTGGCAGTAGTTATTAAACAAGCAATATGAAAACACAGACCTATTTTAAAAAGCAAAGAGAAGCCATTTTAAATGACACTTACAGAAAACAATTATTCCAAAAACTATTTGAATTATACGCTAATTCATTGCCTATGGTACTTAAAAAAGAAAATGGCGATGTTATATGTAGTTACTCTGATGAAGTAGAAGAAACCGCTGAAAAAATTAGAGAGCAAATTAGATTAAGAGATAACCAAATATTTAAAGCACTAGCCTAATTACTGCCTACTTGTAATAAAAAATGTTTTAATATTTTTTATTAACTGTTAAGAAACGTTTTAATGTTTCTTTTTAATCACTATAAATATGGAAAAAATATTTGAATTAAAAAAAGATAATTTAAAATTAAAAATAAACATAAATAAAAATAGTATTATAACAAGTTGGTTGCATAACGATAGAGTAGAGTACAGCAATCGTAGAGAATTTGACATATGTATGATTGACTTTGCTTTTATTACATTAAAACCTGTTTGCAATACGGAAGAATATAATATTATAGAAAATTTTATGTTTAATAAAAAAGAAGGAGAACAATTAAGTTTATTTTAACTGTGAAAATAACACTAAGATCATACCAACAACCATTTTATGTAGATATACTAAAAGCTTTGACGAAAGTTGATAGTGTATGTGCTGTATTACCAACTGGTGGAGGTAAATCAGTTGTTATAGGTAAGTTAGCTAATGAGCTACCAGGTAGAACATTAATATTAACGCATAGAGCTGAAATACTTCAACAAAACTCAGAATGGCTACATAAAGCCGGTATATTATCATCTAAAATTAATACATTAAGATACGACAATAAAACTATTATAGCTATGGTTCAAACATTATACGCTAGAATAGAAAAATATGGACCTGAATATATAGGCAAGATAGATAATATAATATTAGATGAAGTTCAAATATTAATATTTGAGAAAGTGTTTAAAAAATATAATTATAACAAATTAATTGGATTTACAGGTACTCCTGTTTTAAACAAAAAGAAAGAAACAATCATAGATGATGTTGAATTTGTTGAACCATATACGTTGTCAGAAATATTTGATGATTTAGTACAAGGTCCTGATACACAAGATTTAATAGACTTAGGTTATCTTACTCAAGATTATAACATAGCTTTAAGATTACCTGATTTTAATAAACTAAAAGAAAGTGACTCTAGTCCAGATGGTTATACTAAAAAGTCATTAAATGAAGTATATAGCAATACAGCTTCATTAAATATACTAAGTAAAGCATATACTAAATACTGTAAAGATAAAAAAGTGTTAATATTTAATGCTTCTACAAAGATTAATAAAATAGTATATGACCATTTCAAAAAACAAGGTTTAAATGTTAAAATGTTTGATAGTGTAAACAATCCAGGTATAAACCCTAAAACAAATAAAAAATGGAAAAGAGATGAGATAATAGAGTGGTTTAAAAACGAAAGAGATGCTATATTAATAAATACAGATGTTTTTACAACAGGTTTTAATGTAACAGATGTTGAAGTTGTTGTTGTCAACAGAGCTACTAAATCGTTATCTTTATGGATTCAAATGGTTGGTAGGGGTTCTAGAGTAACTAACAAAATATATAAGGATAAATTTACTGTTATAGATTTAGGTCAAAATATACATAATCATGGTATATGGAGTTCTAGAAGAAACTGGAAAGAATATTTTTATAGTCCAGGTATGAAGAGAAAAAGAGTTATAGATTTACTAGATACTTGGAACTGTTCATTTTGCGAAGCTATAAATTTAAAAGGAGAAGTAGAATGTAGTTATTGCGGTTATCCAAAGGAGAATGTTGTAATAAATGGTAAAAAGAAAAAATTAAAAGAAGGAGAGTTTGAGGAGATTAACGATATGCCATTACCTAAAGCTAAATCAATAATAAACTATACTAAATCATTAAACGAAGGCAGTTCATTTGCTTTTAGATTATTAGAGAGGCAAATAATAAATTTATTTATGCACTATAAAGTTAGCAGGAGTCTATATAAAAACAGAAAGAAAGATTATATAGACACAAACGGTGTATTAAAAGATGGTTTTGACACTAGAGTTAAAAAAATATTTACACCTATATATTTTGCTATAATAAAAGATAAAGATTTACAAGGCGCTAACAAAACAATGAAAGTACAGTTAAATAGAATAATAAATAAAATAAATCAAATATATGAATAATCTATTTATAATAATAAAAACTTATATTAACTCTAAAGTTGATTATTACAAAACTAGAAGTAAGCTAAATAAAGGTAATAAATTGTATGTTTACGCTACAATACCTGAAGTAAAATGTTATTGCGATAAATGTATAAGTAACTACAATATCGAAGTACTTAATAATGTTATAGATGTAGTGTACGATATTAAAGATAAGTACAATGTTATACTAAATTACGATTATTCTATAGGCAGAGTGAATGATGATTTTGTAAAACATACAATGACTGTAAAAGTTGAATTAGAAAAAGATAATTTTGCAGAGCAAAGAACATTAGAAGAATTAAAATATTACGAATAATTAAAATATATAAAAATGAGAATAGAAATCCAAATAGAGTATTTACAAAATTATTTCAACACAGTTAATATAATTAACGAAAGTTCAAAAGCTAAAATGAGCAACCAAGTAGTTGAAAGAATAAGAAAGTTAATAAAAACCAACAAAAAAGACTGTACAAAAATAATAGATGGTAATTTTACTATAGAGTTTAAAGATTTAAAAGTATCTATAAAAGACACTAAATAAATGGAAGAAAGATCAAAAAGTGTAATACAAACTAGCGCTATAAATCCGGTAGACTATTTTAATATAAATCATGTTGCTGATATGATGGAGTTAATGACTACTGTTAAAAATGTTAAGCAAACTAGCATAAATTCTTTAGCTTATATAATGAATAAAAGCGACGAAAAAAAGAGAATGATAGTTGTTAACGATAAAGGATTTAAAGCTGAAATGGACAATGGGTTATTTATGAGAATAGGTGAACTATATACTCCATTTATGATGTTACAGAAGTTTATTTTTAAAGATAACTTTAATTCAGCTATGCATTATGTAATGCATGAGTTTATGAATATACCACACGATTATATAAGAGTCGGTACTAAATACTATAAAGTAATAAAAAAGGTAGATAGGTTTGGAGTAACAAGAACCCAGTTAAAAATATGGGATAAAGCTATTATAGTTGATGATATGGGTAGAAAATTCTTGTATGACATAGATAAGTACGATGATTTTACTATAGTGCCTGATAATAAAAATTATAAAAATATAATAGGTAATAATTACAATTTATATGCACCATTTGAACATGAACCTTGTTCTGAAGATGAATATAAAGGAGATATACAATGGTATTGGACAAAAACTCTGCTAGAACATATATTTGGAGAACAATACGAAACAGGTCTTAAGTATTTTAAAGTGTTATACGATATGCCAAAACAAGCATTGCCAATATTAGTTTTAATATCAGAAGAAAGACAAACAGGTAAATCAACATTAGTAGATTACATGACTATATTATTTGGAGATAACGCTGTTGTTGTTAATCCACAAGATATATCTAGTAGTTTTAATAGCACTTATGCTGATAAAAATATAATAGCTATTGAAGAAAGTAGATTTGATAATGTACAAGCTACTGAAAAGTTAAAAGCTTTATCTACACAGAAAAAGTTATCTGTTAATACAAAGTTTGTGCAACAGTATTCACTACCTTTTTTCGGCAAGTTAATAATAACATCTAATGATGAAAACAAATTTAGTAAAGTTGACAATCCTGAAATAAGATATTGGGTTAGAAAAATACCTAGTTTAGAAGGTAAAGCAAATCATAATATACATATGGATTTAGCTAGAGAGATACCTTACTTCTTATATCATTTATCAACAATGGATGAAATAGATGTTACAAAATCAAGAATGGTGTTCGAAGCTGTTGAACTAGAGACGGAAGCTCTAAGAACTGTTAAAAAAGAATCATTACCTGGATTACATAAAGATTTATACTTATTGTTTGATGAACATTGCGCTAATAATACTCATGTAGAAGAGTTTAAATTTACAGCTAAAGATATTAAGAACAAATGGTTTAATAACAATTCAAGAATTGAAATAAATTATATAAATAGAATATTAAAATCTAGTATGAAATTAGATAAACAACAAATGCAAAGATTTGAACCATTAGAAGAGGGTTATAACCCTATAAAGAGAAAAGTTAGCGGTAGACCTTATGTATTAAAAAACGAATATTATGACCCTAATATACAACAAAAAGATTGAAAAGAAATATAGTTTGAATGAATTTTTAAAACACGAAAGTTGGTGTTTTAACAACGATGTAATAATATATTGCAAGCCTGTAGATTATTATTTTTGTAGAATAGTAATTGAAGATAAAGGAAAATTAACTGTTTTAGATGAAAAATATAAGTTAAGAAATCTAAAAAGTAAAGATAAAAACTGGAGTGAAGAAATAAGAAAATTAATGACTAAATATTATTTAAAATACAATAAAGATGAAAGTAATTAAAGATTTAGATATAGCTACTATAGAAGCTATGCACGATGAACTATTTGATTTAGGTAAAATTAAAATAGATGATAATAGACATAAAAATTATATAGACTTAATTAGAAGAATGTATGATTCAGAATTATATGAAAAGAATAAAAATATTAAAAGCAAAAATATTTTAGAAGACGCTAACGATTTAATATTTATTAATACTAGAGAAAAAGAGTATGGTAATTTTTCAGAGTCTATGGCTAAATCAGCTAGGATAGCAACTGAATTAACAAATAAAGATATCACAACTGAAGATTTCTTTAAATGTATGATAGCATTAAAATTAGCTAGACTTGCTTATAATACTAAGTATGATACGATATTAGATGGAATAGGTTATCTAGCCGGTTTAGAAGATTTTCTTAAAGATAAAAAAGAAGATAATCATATGCTAGATGCTTTTAGATATAGTTTTAATATTGTACAAGATAATTTAAAGAATAAAGAAGATGAATAAATTTGAGCAAGATTACAAAGCATTATTAATTGAAGTGTTTCAAAATGGTATAAGAACAACTAATAGAACAAATGTTGATACATTAAAGCTATTTAACAAATCTTTTAATATTGATTTAAGAGAAGGTTTTCCAATAGTTACTGGTAAAAAGATATTTTTCGATAAAGCTTATTACGAGTACATTTGGATTAGAGAAGGTATGACAACAACTTCATATCTTAATGATAAAAATATTAATTGGTGGAACCAATACGCTAGACCTAATGGAGATTTAGGTAGAGTATATGGGTACCAACTGCGTAACTATAACGGTAGTTTTGATCAATTAGCGTATGTTATAAAAGAAATAAAACAAGGCTCAAGAAGAGCTGTTATATCAATGTGGAACCCTACAGACCTTGATTTTCAAGCTTTACCTAATTGTTACACAAATATAAATTTTGTTAGAATAAATGATATTTTAAATATGAATATAACATTTAGAAGTAGCGACATGTTTTTAGGCTTACCATACGATATAATATTCGGAGCTTTACTACTTATAGATGTAGCTGAATTTACAGAATTAAAAGTTGGTGAATTAGGTGTAAATATATCAGATGCTCATATATATGTTAATCATAAAGAGCAAGTTATAGAATATTTACAATCAAAAATATTTGAATTACCGAAATTTAATAATAAATTTAAAGAGCCAACTAATAAGATAAAGGATTATAAGCATGGTAAATATATTAAAGCTAAATTAAATAATTAATTAATAAATAAAAACAATTAAAATTATGTACTTATTTTTTGACACAGAAACAAACGGATTTCCGCCGAACGCTAGAATGACTCAATTAGGGTTTATATTGACAGATGCTGATGGTAATGTAATTAAAGAATATCAAAGCGTTATTAAGCCTGATGGCTGGATAATCAAAGATAAGCAATGGTATTTAGACAATGGAGCGTCTGAAGAAGAAGCTGAAAAAAAAGGTGGGTTTTTCACAGATAACAATATATCTACAGCTAGATGCGAAAAAGAAGGGGTGCCTGTTTTTGGTCCATTAAGGGAGTTCCAAGAAGCTTTAAAACAATGTAAATATAAAATAGCTCACAATATTAGATTTGATAATCAAATAGTTCAAAACGAGTTAATATTTGCAGGCATTACACATCAGTTATTTCAGTTTAAGAAAAGCCACTGTACAATGTTGACGAATGTGAAGTTTGTTGGGGCGTTAAATAAATGGGGAAAACCAGATAAGTGGCCTAAACTAGAAGAGCTGCATATAAAATTATTCGGAGAGAATTTTGATGGAGCACACGATGCTTTAAGTGATGTTAGAGCTATGGTTAAATGTTTCTTTGAGTTAAAGAAAAGAGGGTTAGTAACAATTTAAATAAAAATAAATGGAAATAGTATTTGAAAATAACGAAATTAAAGTAGAGAAAAGCACTTATAATAACGGTAGACTAAAACTAGTGTTAGTAGATAAGATTGATAATTATCATCAAGCTATAAGTATTGACCCTAATTGGGTTAAAGTTAATAAAAACCAAGTTATAGTTAGAGATTATGGAGAAACAAAAGGTATATATCAATTTTTATTACAAAAAAATATAGTTAGCAGTAGTAAAAGAAATGTATCAGTAGGTATTAATACAGCAATAGCTTGTGAAATATTATAATTATGAAAAAACAAAAATTTTATTACAAAAAAGATAAAAATAACTGGGTTATATTTAAAGATGGTAGACCAAAAGAAAAGTTGCGTAAATTTATATCAGATGCGTCTAAAAGATTAAAATATTTAGATGATAATAAAACAGTAACTGAACATAGAGATAAACTTATAGTAGCATATGAAGCTGGTGGTGTTGATATGTTGATTACTTTTTTTATTTCTGAATTAGAGCGAATTAGTAAAGCTATAAAAGAACAGAAATCAAAAGTAATTAAAACTATCAAAAATGGATAATTTCGGTATTAATAGTATTACTAATAAAATAAATAGTGATATAAATAATGAATTAGAACAATTATTTTTAGATGGTTTAAAATTAAAAGGTTATGAGTTTAAAGATTTAGACAATCCTATGAATAGACTTAAACTAATTGAATTTGTGCAACGTTATTGCTGTAAAATAGTAAATATTAGCGGCACAAGAGAAGCATATACTGTTAAAGGTGAGCCGTTTTTAATACATTTTAAAACTGAAATGAAAATAGAAACTATTAAAGAAATTAACGGTTCTATTAAAATATCTTGTGATTTAGGATATTACACATTTGTTTAATAATTAGAAACCCAGTATACAATTCCGGACCTCTATAAGATTAGTCCCGTAAAGTCACTACTGGGTTTTGTTTTCTCCCGTCCATCCACTCGTGTTCCCGCCACACCTCCACCACACCTCCACCACACCTCCACCGCGCATTCCACCACACTTTCTTACCAAGCATTTTAAAGACTTTTAAGGAGTTTAAAATTTAAAAGGATATATTACTACTAGAAAGGAATAAAAGCTCCAGAAAAGATAGAAAGAATTCCATTTGGAGCAAATTTTAATATTTTAATATATTTAAAAATCAAAATTTTGCAATCCCTATATTTTAGCATAATTTTAGCATTTTATATTTTACCACTTCAAGTCTTTGTTGTATATTCGAGTATAGAAATTATTTAATAACCAGCTGGTCTAAACGAAAAACACCAGCACAATACTTAACAAGATGGCAAAAGTAAAATCATTAATGGAAAAAGCAATGGCAATGACAACTGCAAACACTGTAAAAGCAAGAGGTGGAAGCGGTAAAACAACTTATCTTGACAGAATCGTAAATGTGATGTTAGATGAGAATGGCGAACCTGCTGAACCACAAACTCGTACAGAAATTATTGCAAAAGTTTCTTTAGCTATTTGTATAGAACAATGTGATGAAGATGTAAAACAAGGTGTTGAAGGAGCTACTGCTTTTGATTTTGAAAACGAAGACCATTTAGATTTATTCAAAAAAGTAAATTTAAAAGTTAAACCTATGGTTGCTGCAGCGGTTTCAAACTCTAACAATTCTACAGCTTTATCGTACAATGACAAGTACAACAAAGTATGGGAAATTGTTAAAGACGGTAACACTGTTGCTTTAGCAAGAATTGATGAGACTGCTTCTGAAGAGTAATCAGTTATTGAGTCTCTACGATAAAATAAGAAACCGCTGCAGAAATGTAGCGGTTTTTTTGGCTTTATACTTTACGTTCGTTTTTGAAGTTTTGGTGGTTGCGTAGTTTTTTGCGAGTTTTTGCAACGATCGTATACGGTTTTTATATACAAAGAAACCCAACAACTTCAATTCGTAGCTGCTGGGTTGTGTATTATGCTATTTTATGTTTTTCAATGAAACCGTCTATATATATCGGGTTATTTTTTTGTGTCTTTGCAAAGTAGTATTTTGCTTTCATTTCTGTGAACTCACGTACTGATATTCCGTGTCTAATGATTATTAATAATAGTGATCGTCTCATAATTTGTCGTGTTTAATTATTATTTATTTTCTTTCATTTCGGTTAACCATAGTACGATTCCTTTGTAACTATCGTATTTATGTTCAAACATTTTACCTTGTATTTTAAACATTCTATTTTCGTCACAACTTTCGACTATTAGATCGTTGTAACCTTCAACTTCAATTTGTATATTGAAACTGTATCCTACTGAGTTTAAAACAAATGTATAATCGTTTTGTCTCAGGTAATTAATTAGTTTAAATAACTGTGTTTTCATCGTGTTTTGTTGTTTTAATTATTTAATTTCTTATATAAATATAATAAATTTATTTGATATAAATTAAAAACCGTTGCTAAAGTTTTGTTAAAGTTTCTCTTTCGTATAACTCTTTGCTTTTTGCTGTATACGATCGTGATCGGTTCTTTGCCAGTTGTATATAATCGTGCACGGCTTTAGTTTTTGGGTATAAAAAACCCCGAGATTTCTCCCGAGGCTTGTTGTTAATTATTTGTTTTGCTTTCGCTTTTCAAAGGTTATTATTCCGTATTCAATTGCAAAGAATATTGATAATCCAATTATACCTACTATTGCAAAAAACCCTATAAAGTTGACAATATCCATTATTTCATTTACTTCTAACATATTTTTAGTTTTATAAGGACCGACCAGAAAACCGGTCCTTGATTATTATTATTATTTCTTAGTTATCATTGAAATTATATTCCCATCTTTGATAATTTCATATTTGTTATATTTCTCGTTATAACTAAAGTTGGCATTTGTATGGCCATTGGCTAGACTTGTATCAAGACCATTTTTACAAGTTGTATTCAATTTCTTGAATTCATTTATAAATTCCTCAGTCATTGATTCGAATAATTTTTCTAAGTCTTTTTCAGAATAACGTTCTTTTAATCTTAAAATTGTAACTTCGTTGATTATTTCAATTCTGGTCATTTTGCGGCCATTTTTTAATAATTCAACTAATCTGTCATTCATACTAGTTGTTTTAGATTTTTTAACTAGATTTTTTTTCGTTAAGCTTAATGCTAAGTCGTTTAAATTTTTCATTTTTTATCGTGTTTAAATTTTGTCATCATTTTTTATGCGTATGACAACTTTACGCTTTTTTATATAAAATTCACTATGTCAAAGAACTATTTTTAATTATATATAAATATACTAATTTTTATTTATATAAAAAAATATTTTATTAATTATTTTTAAATTATTTTAATTTAATTCTATATATATAATATTTGGAATTATATAATTTTTATTATCTTCATAATCTTTATAATAAAATTTATTTAATATTTCAGAATATTTATATATATTATTTTTTATATATATAACTATAAAATCTATTTTATTGTCTTCATTTATAAATTTTATATTTAATACTAATTCTTTTGTAGGCTCTGCCATGGTATTAATTTTTAATTATTATTATATTTATTTTTATTTTTATATTATATTATCTTGTTTTTAATTATATATAAATATACTACTTTTTATTTATATAAAAAAATTATTTTTAATTTATTTTATAATATAGTCTATATTATATATTTATAATTATAGACTATATTATAAATTTTATTTATATTAAATTTTTATTAATTAAATTTTTAACCTCTATTATAAAATAAAAATCGCCTATAAAATTATTATTTTTAAAAACAGATATTTTATTTTTATAAGCCTTGGAATTATTAATTATATAATTTTTATAATTAAAATTATTGTCTGAAATTTTTGTAGGTATATCCATGATAAAATTTATTTATTTATTAATTAATTATTATATTTATTTTTATTTTTATTTATTAATCATCTTGTTTTTAATTATATATAAATATAGCGCTTTATATTAATATATTAAAATATTAATTGTTAAATATCTGCTAAAAAAATTAATTAATTTAAAGATATAGCCCCTGCCTTGTGCCTACACCCCCGCACACAATCGTAAAGTGAATTTTTTCCATACTTACACACATATAAGCCGCGACCGCTGGAGAAATTGCCGGAGTTAGATGTGTTGCTACGAGATTGAAGTTTTGGTGTTTCGGAAGGAATACGTAAAAATACGGAAAGAGTATAGCGTGTAACGAAAGTTTTTGAACACGACATTTTGTTACACTTTTGTTACACTTTTGTTACACCTCTAAAATCTTGATAGTCAGCTAGTTAGCTTATTATTTATATATTTTGTAACAAAAAATTAATAATAGAAAAGAAAAGTTATAATTGCCCTTAAAATTATATATAACTTGGGCAATTTTTGTTACTTTTGTTACAACTAGCCTAAAATACTGATAGTCAGATAGTTAGCGTGTAACACGGCTAAAAAAAGTTGTTACTTTTTTGTTACACACGGCCAATTCTGTTACAAATGTAGCATAAAACGATTGAAATTGAAGCTGTTGGGGGGCGGGGAAAGCTAAGTAATCTAAGTGCGAGTTAAGCTTTTACCTCGCTTTTACCTCGCAATTTTTGTTACACCTCAGCGAAAATCCTTAATTACAACCCAACAACTTCAAAAAGCGCGCGCTTGGTACGTAATTTTGTTGTGCGAATTGAAGTTTTTTGTGGTTTAGCTATTAGTGGCTATGGCTATTTAGTATTGGCTATTGGCATTGAAGTTTTTGTGGTGGTAGGTTTGCTGTTAGCTAGATTCTGTGTGGTTGGCTTAACACTTAAAACTAGTTCAAAAGCTAGTGTTTTTTACTTTAGCTTACTGTGTTTTTGTTCTGCGTAGTTTAGGAGGGGTTTAATCGTGTACGATATATTTAGATAAAATAGTTGCAACTATTATTTTTTACTTTAGAAAATATTACGTATATTTGTATAAATATTTAAGTGTTATGGCAGGTAATAAAGTTAATACAACATTGAGTTTTGATAAAGACTTAAAAAAAGAGTTTAAACTAGAGTGTATAAAAAATGACAATGAAATGTCAACAGTACTAGAATTGTTAATGAAAAATTATATACAAGCTAGTAGAAAAATGCACTCTGAAAACGATTAATTATGAGTAAAGAGAAAAATGATGAAAAAATAAAAGATTTATTTATAGAAGCATCTGAAGAGTCTTTAAGGTCATTAATAAAACCAAGTAAAAAAGAAGATAAAAAAGACGATCTAATAGAGAAAGCTGTAAGTGTAGTGCAAGAAGGTGATAGTGAGTGGAATTTATTAGCTAAAGATATGGATGGTAGATTTGCTAAAAGGATGCGTGATGAATTAGAAAATCTATCAGGCAGAGAATTTATAAGAAACTATTTAAAATTAGCAGAATATTTTAAACCAAAAATGACAAGACAAGAAGAAGCTGTTATTGAAGATGAAGACAACAAATTAATAATAGAAGTTAGGCATTCAAGTCATAATTATGAAGATAATACAATAATAGATATACCTCATGAGTCAGAAGATAATAAAGACAATGCACGTGATAAATCTTAAATGCGATAAAAAAACATATAAGATAGATGTAACTGGTAAAACAGATGAACAAATAGAATTGCTAAAAAGTAAGCATTTTAAAAAAGGAATTAATTTTTGTAAAGTAGTTTAATTATGATGAATAGTAACTGGAGAGTAGGTAAAAGAGATTGGTTTATATTTTTCTTAATTATAATGGTTTTTATAATTGGAATATGGACTATAATTGAAAGTATTTTAAATAATTTAATATGAAAAGAACATATAAATCAGAAGACAGAGTACAACAAGAAGCTGTTAATTATTTTTGGAATACATTTCCTAAATATAGAAAAATGTTATTTTCAGTTCCAAACGGAGGAGCAAGAAGTAGTAGAGAAGCTAAGTTATTTAAATTAACAGGATTAACTCCAGGAGTAAGTGATTTGATATTATTATATAATAATACAGCTTATTTAATAGAAACTAAGAGAGAAGATGGCAAAGGAGTACAATCTGATAATCAAAAAGAATGGCAAGCGATAGTTGAGAGTTTTGGTTATAATTATTTTTTATATAAAAATTTAGAAGAATTTAAACATATAATACATAATATAATAAAAGTAGTATGAATAGATTAAAAACAAGTGAAACATTTATAATGACTTGGGACGTATACTTTAATGATAAGTATCGTCAAATAGTTAGCATGGGTGGTTCTCGTAGTTCAAAGAGCTATTCTATACTGCAGTTATTAATGACAGAGTTAATAAATAATTATGGTATTAAAATAACTGTTTGGAGAAATACAAAAGTTACTTGTAGGCAAACAGTATTAGAAGATTTTCAGAAGATAATAATGTTTGATAATAAAGTTTACAAGAACTTTAAAGAAAACAAGCAGTCAGGTACTTTTGTGTACAAACCAACAGGTTCTAAAATTGTATTTGAAGGAGCAGATAGTATAGGTAAAGTTTTAGGAGGAGCTCAAGATATATCATTCTTTAACGAAATAACAGAATTTAACAAAGAAGTATATTTACAAATAACACAACGTACTTCAGGTAAAGTTATTTGTGACTACAATCCATCAAAAGATTTTTTCTTAGAAGACTATAGATTTGACGATA